TAACAAGGTAATGAAATCGGAAGAAATTCCTAATTTGCTGTTGTCAAGTCCAACTCCAGGAACTGGTAAGACCTCTATTGCAAAAGCAATAGTCCACGATTTACGGAGCTGAATATATTTACATTAACGCTTCCTGTGAAAACTCTATTGATGTTGTTCGTAATCAAATTGCAGAATTCGCACAAACTATGAGTTTTGCTGGTGGAACGAAGATTGTAATTCTTGACGAAGCCGATGGTTTGACTCCACAATTCCAAAAAGCTCTTCGTGCTTTTATGGAAGAATTTCAGTCAAACTGTAGATTTATTTTAACTTGTAATTATATTGCAAAAATCATTCCAGCTCTTCGTCAAGGAAGAACTATGTGTTTTGACTTTAATATGGCTAAGTATCACGATGAACTATTGCCTATTATTGTCAAGCGTGTAGAAGGAATTTTGAAGTTCAAGAAAGTTGAATTTGATAAAGATATTCTACCAAGTTTGGTTGAAGCATATTTTCCTTCTATTCGTCAGGTAATTGCTACTCTCCAACAATATGCTGAAACACACGGCAAGATTGATGAAGGTATTTTGTCCTTCAAAGATGTTGGTGACGATTTGGCTAACTTGATTTTGGAGAAGAAAAAGTTATCTGAAATTCGTTCTTATATTGAACAGAATGGTATGTCTTATACTGATGTATTCCATACTTTGTTTGAAACTTTTGTACCAAAATGTTCAAAGAAGGCAAACGCAATTTCTGCTTTAGCTGAATATGAATATCGTTGTGGTTTCAGTACTGACCCAACTCTTCAAATGGCAGCTTGTATTTGTGAGTTGTTCCAATGTATTTAATTAAGTTAATTCAATATATGATTAAACACTTCTATAAGCCCGGGTTCTCCGAGTTTATGGAAGAATTGGAGGATAAATAATGCAAGTTGATTTTATTGCTTTATTGTTTTTCATAGGTTCTATAATTATACATTATGTTTGATAGTCAGAAATTATCGTTGGAAAGCTTTTTGATGGGCTATAAACATCGGAGTATATGTGTTTACTTCCGATACCTGCAGAGCTTGTCAAGACTACAAACGAGAGATTGAATGGATAAACAACTGTTATCTGTATTTTGTTGAAGTAACAACAGAAGAAGAAAAAGCAATTTTGGCTAAAGTAATTAACAAAAAAGCTTTTCCACAGACAGTTGGGTATGTGGATAATGAAATAAAGTTTGTTGAAGGTGGTGTGATTTACGATAAAGGCTGGATTGAAATACAAAAATTCCTTGATAAATTCGGCACAAATCCATTACCAAAAGATGAAATTCAGCGTAGAATTGAAAGACAAAAGAACAGATGTTTGCTTACCTTGTATGCAATTCCAGAGAATATACAAGGTGAAGAACGAAAAAAGATTGTAAACAGTGCTCATAAGTTCAATGAAATGCCCATAGATATTGACGCTTTTTGTCCTGAAGTAGAAACAAAGGAAAGAGAAAGAATGTTAGAAGGTCAATATCATTATGCTAAGTTAGTTATTTGGTCAGGTGGAACTTGTTCAAATTTCACTAATGATATAGTTCTCGGTTACACTATAAATAATCAAGAAGTTAAATTCATTGAAAGAGATATTAGTGAGGTGATTTAATGATTGAAATTGTTTCTGTTAAAGAACGAACTGATGATATGGTAGATACCGATACTTTGTTTTATATACCTAATGGTCCTGGTTGTGAGTCAATGACTGAAAAATATAATTGGGCAATTAAGCATATTGTTCTCAAAAAGAAAAACAAAGATGATTTAGTTTGTTTTAGACACCAAGATACTGAATTACGCACAGCTAGAGATATTATTGAATATAAGTTACACAATTTATTTGCTGATGGTACAGTTGGTTGTGCTGGTGTAATTGGAACGATACAGTTAGAAAGTAGTTGTACTTGGTGGACTCCAAACCGTGATGTAAATGGTTCTGGATATATTATCCAAGGTGGTGTAAGACCAAAGAAGAACGCAAAGGGTGAAAATCTTGTAGATGCTGAAGGAAAGCCAATAATGGAAAATTATGAGTATCCAATGGCTGACCACCCTGGTGTTCACGATTATTTGGCAACAGTAGATGGCTGTTGTTTGTTTTTCCCGAAGAAAGTATTTGAAGATGGTTTACGATTTGATGAAAGTCTAAAAGAATATCATTTTTACGACTGTGATATCTGTTTGCAAATTTTGGAAAGAGGATTGAAAGTATCTACTATTGATGTGACTGTAAAACATCAAAGCAGTGGTATTCCTTCACCAAATTTTAGAGAACTTGGTTTGGTATTTTTTAAGAAGTGGGATAACAAAGTAAAAGGTCAATGGCCTATTTCACGCTTAACCAAGTTTTATGCCTATGATGAAAAGTCAGCAGATAATAAATGATGTAAAGACAAATTTTAAAGAATTAAATTATTCTGTTGTTTATCAGGACGATTTGCCTGTGAAAATGGTGGGAACCTATGAAGGTTCTCCTGTTTTCGTTATTAACTTTTCTGACGGTTCTATTGATTTTGAAGACACCTTTAAAAACAAAAGTTATAAAAATTACATTAAGCCTGGTATGACAGACCCAGAGATATTTTTGGTTGAAAGTAGTGGTGTTTGTTTTTACTATTATATGCACAGAACACTTATACAAAAATTAATACCGAAAATCGTTTTAGCACTAAAAAATTACTATATTAAATTTAGAAAGGAGACTATGGAAAATGACTTTACCTGTAGAAGATGATGAACCAAAAAAGCCAACTTTGTTTGATATGTTGTCAATGTTGGAAACCACAAAGACCCCTTGGAACGAATTAACTGAAGACCAACAAAAAGCTTATAATCCATTTATGATTAATAGATTTGTAAGTTCTAAGGAAATTTATGCTCCCGCTGTGGCTCAAATTGATACACTCAAATTAACGCCAGAACAGCATTATACTTTAATGTGTGAACTTGTATCAAATACACATAGAAATTACTTTGATTATAAAGCATATAAAAAGGAAAAATCGTCAAAATCTGACAATAAAGATTTATTGATTTATGCTATTTCCCGTGAATATGAGATAGGCAATAGAGAAGCTAAAATGTATCTTGAACAGATACCTGATGAAGTATTGACAAAATTGGCTTCTAAATGGGAAGATTCTTATAAATCCAAAACGAAATAAAAGTTATAAATACATTAAATGGTAAATTTAATGGAGTAAAACAATGATAAAAGGATTACAAGATTTTATCAATGAAGCTACTGTTGGTGCTGCAAGCCAATATTCTGCTTCAGTGAAGATTGTTCGTTTCTTGGAAAAGAAGATAGGACAAACTTATGTGGATTTTGATGGTCAGAATTATACCAATAACGAAGGTAATTATTTTGGTTATTTGTTCGTAAGTAATTCTGATACATCTGCTATTCGTATAAACTGGGAAGGTAATGTTTTCCATTCTATTAACTTTTGGCAGGACTGGAACTATAATGTGGACCCTACATTAGAAATCAAAACTGGTAAAATTGCCCCAGGTAATAGTTCTTTTGCAAGATTATTGCCAGAAATTGCTGACATTATCGCAAAGAATAATGCCTTTGAAGATGGTGACGCTGTAGATGAAGAACCATCTGAAGATATTGATGAAAGTACACTTGACGAAGCTGCTAAATTCCAGTATGGTGGTCAAATCTATAATGGTAAACAAGCTGTTGTTCGTAAAATGTATGATGAAGGTAAGGACTTGGAAGATATTAAAGCCACTGTTCAACTCAATGGCAAATATGTAAAGTCCATTATCGCAAAATACATTAAGGACCAAGGTGGTTCTGTTAGTGAAGTAGCTGAAGCTCTTGGTGTTTCTAATATGGAAGCCCGTGAACTTTGTGGTGAACATTTTGATGATGAAGGTAATGAAAGTTATAATCCAGCCATCAAGGTATTAGATGGTGCTAAGGAAACCATCGTTCCTTCTAAACAGTTGAAAGCTGCTCAGGAAGAACTTAATGAAACCGAATATGCTGACCCAGATTTAGTTTTTGATGAATTGTCAGACTATGTTACTTTGATTGCAAAGGGTGTTATGCCTGCATTGTTGGTAACTGGTCAGGGTGGTATTGGTAAGTCTTATAACATTGACAAGATTCTTGACCAATATGGAAAGCGTCACGAAACTTGGGAAAAGATTAAAGGTAAGGCTTCTCCTGCAGCTATGTATGCTACCTTGTGGTATAACCGCGACAAGATTGTAGTATTTGACGACTGCGATAGTGTATTTAAGGACCCAGATGCTTTGAACATTTTGAAGGGTGCTCTTGATAACAATGACTTTAGAGAAATTTCCTGGGCAACTAAATCTGAAGGAATGGTTTATACAACCGACCTTGATGATAACAAGGAAATTGCTGAAAGAGTTCAAGAATGGAAAGACGCACACAATGGTAAAGAAGGTTTCCCTAACCACTTTATATTTGAAGGTGAAGTAATTTTCATTTCCAATATGAAGAAGAGCGAAATTTACAAGAAGGATTCTGCATTATTGACCCGTTGTACTTGTATTGATATTGTACTAAGTGCACAGGGTGTAATGAAGAGAATGGAAACTGTATTGCCACACATCAAGATTTATAAGTCACTCGGTGCTCGTGGTTCTGAAGGTAAGGATATTACCAATGAAGAATTGAAGCAAGAAGTATTTGACTTTATGAAATCTGATGAGTTCTTGAAAAATCCAAAACGCCGCGGAAGAGATATTTCTTTCAGAACATTAGACCAAATTTACAAACTTCGTTGGGCTGGTTTGGAAAATTGGAAAGAAAGAGCTTATAATTGCGGAGGCTAATCAATGAGAAGATTATACGAAAGAGATTTACCTGGTGAATTTTCTTTAAAAAACGATTTTATCAAAAGTGCATTTAAGTCATTTGAACAAACACTTGATAATGATTTAAAATTCTACTTTAAAAATAAAGACTATAACTATGACGAAGATTTTTATGACAAAGCTCTTGATTATTACAACACTAATAAAAGTGATATAACTTATGGAAATGTAGATGATTATGCAGATGATTTTGTAAACAAAATAAAACAGTCATTTACAGCAAAACTTGCTCGTAATATAGAGGCTGAAGACAATAGAAAATCTGCTGCTAAAACTGGTCTGGTCAATGGCAAGAAAGTTTGGCATTGGGAAAAAGAAGTAGACCCAGATGATGGCACATACAGAATGGTGAAAGTTGACGGTGTAGATGCCGACTTTAATTACGATGGTGTATATGAGTCAATGAGCGTAACCGAAGCAAAACATATTTTAAATGAAGCTGGTTATGAATTAATTGATGAAGGCTTTTTCAAAGACAAATACACCAAATATAAAGAAACTGTGATTAGAGAAATTAAAGAATATGGTGTAGATTTGGAAAAATACGAAAAAGCAATAATTGACTGGATTCGTGATTACTTCGTTGATAAAATGAGCCCGTATGATTGTGCTCTGGCTATAAGAGATAATTGTAAATAAAAATTAACAAAAGATTGGTTGAAAAAAACCAATCTTTTTTGTTTGTAAACAGATTTTTACAATAATTTGCATAAAAACTATTGACAAATGTAAGTTTATTTTCTATATTAAACTTAGAAATTGAAACAAACCATCAAATGAGGTAAATACTATGGCAATTCTCACTCGCAAATCTAAAGATGAAACCCCGACCATTTCTTACGCTGGTATGGTTGTCAGTAAATTTGTTCGTGACGAAAGGGTTATGAGCGATGTCTGGGCATATTGCACTTACGCAGTGGTCTATGATATTATTCAGGACCGAGTGCAGGAAATTTGTGTTCACTGTGATTTTGATGGTGGTTGGTCTACTGCCGAAGTTGATGCCTCTCCGGCATTGATGGTAAAATACAGAGAACATATGGTTCGTGAAGAACGCCACGAAAAGGCTGTTCATCTGGTTCACAAACATAATGAACGCTGGTATCAGGCACACCACATGAATGTGACCCTTAGTCAATACAAGCGATTGAAGGCACTTGGTTCTGATTCCTACGATATTCTCTATACTTTGTTGGGAACGAAGAAGTTCCGCAACGAGTTCCGTGCCAAACTGGCTGAACAGGTTCGTAACTGGTTGAATGACCCTGAACCGAAATATCGCACTCCGCTTTCCCCTAAGCAGATGGCTTGTGCTGATACTCGCCATTTTGGTCGCCGCTATTTCTAACAACAAAGGAGGCTACTATGGCTCTTACTTCTACACTCAAAATTGGTCCCGTTCGTCCTGATTGGAGACCTGAACCTATCGCAACCATCACCAAGAATTTGGAGATTGAGGAACACGGTAGTGACTGTTGGAAGATTTTCAACATAAACACTCGGAAACAGGTTGGTAGCCTTGACCGAATTAACAACAACTGGTACCTGACCCTTAAGAATGGTACTGCTGAACCAAACCTAGAAGCATTCAGCCGAAAGATGGCTGAGTAAAGGAGAACAAAAAATGGCACACTTTATTGAAGTTGCAGAATGCAAAAATGCTGGCAAAATGTCACAGAAAACTTTCATTGATGTTGACTGTGAACCGGTATTCACTTGGCGAAAGGACCTTGACTCCAATGGTCAAAAGAAGGACCTTGCTCTGATTACGAATGGAATTGAACACCTTGAAAGTACTTGCGTCTGTTCCATTCAGGATACTGATGGAAAGTATGTGGTAATTCCTATGCCCGCTGCTATTCAGTTGTTGCTTGACAAGGATTATGCTGGAGCGATTAAGAAGTACCGCAAGCCAGATATTCTTGATGCGCTGGCAAAGGCAAAAGGAAAGTAATGGGTAAAATCTACATTTTATATTTTATCGTTTCAAGCTTCTCTAATGGTCTGGTTCACACTACACAAAGTGAATACATATCATTAGAAGCTTGTGAGAAAAAGAAAACAGAACTTGTAACAAACGCAAAGAATATGGGTATGCAAGCACGCGGCGTTTGTAAGGAGAAAAATTTGGGGAGAAAATCATTATGAAGAAAATCATCTTTGCAATTTTGCTTAGTTTGTTCATTGGCTGTAGTGTAGATGAAACTGTATCTACTCCACAGGACGAATTTAAATTTGAAATGAAGAATGACAGTGTTGTTGTGGCTGATACATTTTATTACAAAGTAAAATGCCGTTATTCCTACAGAACTTGTCTAGTTATTCGTGATGTTCGTTCTGAATTGTCTGAAGCAGAAAAAGATTCTTTGACTGGAATTTCCGTCTGTGAAAGTGGCCGTGGAATTGAAAGAACTGATTTTGTTACTAAGTTTGATTACAAGGCAAATATAAACAAGTTCACTATTGAACTTGATGAACCATTGAAACCAAACAAAGAAACAGAATATATGATGAAATATCGTCCTGACGAAAAGTTTGTTTATGAATGTGAAATAAGGTCAACTGCCGAACCTGAAAACTAAGTTCTATAATAAACTTTAAAATGATTTGAAGTGTTGCCAAATGGTAACACTTTTTTTACATTTATCTGATTATAAATAGAATGGAACAAGAAAAGGAGAAAAAATGAAAAAACTTCTATGGATATTATTATTTGTGACAGCACTGTTTGGTGCTGAAGCTGATGTTAAACCATTTGTATATGATGGTGTTTCTGACCAGCAAGCTCAATATGAGTACATGCTTAAATATAAATTGTATGGTTATGAATATCTTAAAATTGGTCAGAACGATACCATTCCTGATAAGTCTGGTTGGAATGGTTCTGCTATCAAGGTTGAAATGAAACACGCTGTTGTTTTGGGTGGTCCTATTTTGACCTCAGGCCCAGTAGATGTTGGAAATGGAGACCAATTTACAGGTCCTGTTCGTGGTACTACATTCAGTATGGGTAATGACAATAACTCTACTTTTGCAGGTAAATGGTGTTTTGAAACCCCACTTTCTACTGAGATTCAAAACATTATAAAGCGTAGTGAAGGTTCTGTATCTTGTGATTCTGTTCCACCTGCACCTGTTGGTTTGAAGATGCCGACAATAGAATTTCCTGATACCACAAACATTAATATAACTGTTGGTGATAGAGGTAAGAAATATGTTGAAATTCCTGATGTTCCAACTTATGATTTTTATGTAAATTCTATTAGAACAGGAACTGAAGATACCCTTTATTTCAGAATGAAGAATAAAGGAACTTTGACAAGAGTATTTGTAAAAGAAGATATTTCATTTGGAAACCACACCGTTGTTCAAGTAGTTTATGCTTCACCAGCTGGTGATAGTGTTATTACACAAGATAAATTCCGTGGTAATTTGCTCTTCTATACACAGGAAGATTTTAACATTCGTAATACTGACTATTCTAAGCTTCAAGGTACATATATTTCTGCAAAGAAAATTAACCTTATTAGTAATATAAATTTTGCTGGTCAGTTGCTTGCTAATGAACTTGAAATCGGTGATAACTTCAGTGGAAAGAACTTCCGTTTCGTAAAATTTAATCCAGATACTATTAATGTAAACTTGGAACAGTATGGTGGATTAATGGAAAATGATAGCACAGTTATTCTTCCAATAGAATTGTCTGACACAACTGATATTGATGTATATTTCGCATATTGCTTTAATTTGAAAGATGGTGTAGATACATCTGACTTCAATATTCCGCCTGCATTTCCTATTTGTGGATTTGATACTGTTTCCGCAGTAATTCCTGTTGGTAGTAAAACTCCAAGTGTTCCAATACAAATTAATGTTAAAAAAGATACTTTGAAAGAAGATGAATACTTGATTATGCACATTGACAGTATATCAGGTGCTATTCTTCCAGATGGTGAAACACAAGGTGATTTGAAGATTAAAATTATTGATTATGATTACAAGAAATACTTTGGATTTGACACAAATCAGGTATTTGTAACTTATGAAAATTATACTGGATTTGTAGATACAATAAAAGTGTTAAATGCAAGTTCTAATCTTCGTTATTCGTTGGACTCATCAGCTGCTGGAAGATATGAATTGGATAGTATAACTGGTGTATTGACTTTGAAAGAAGAATTAGATTTTGAAACAATGCAAAAGGATTACATAAAGGTTACAGTTACTGACACAGCTAACAAAAAGAAAACTGATATTTTGGCAATAAACATCTTAGATGTGAACGAAAAGCCTGAATTAGACGATGTAACTTTTTATTTACCTGAAAATGTACCTATTCCGTCAATAGTTGGTACCTTGAAGGCCACAGATCCTGACCAGAACTCCAGTTTTACACAGAATGAATATGAATTATTGACACCAAGCCAAACTTTCCAGATAGACCCTAAATCTGGCAGAATAACCGCTACTAAGCTATTCAATTACGAAAAAGATGACAGTGTTTATGTTCTAACTGTAAGAGTTTACGATAAGACTGATGCAAAATTAGCAGATACGGCTAAGGTTACAATTAAAATTTCAAATGTGAACGAAAGTCCTTCATTTGGAAAAGATGATACAACATTCGTAATTAAGGAAAATACCCCAGCTGGTTTTATTGGTAATGTCACAGCTACTGATGAAGATGGCGACTCATTAACTTATAAAATCATTGGAACTGTGCCATTCAAGATAGACACAGCTACAGGTGATATTTCTTCAACAAGACCATTTGATTACGAAAAGGAAAAGAATTTTACTTTCAAGGTTGAAGTAACTGATGTTAAAGGAAATACTGATACAATAACTATAAAGGTCATTATAGACAATGTAAATGAACCAGTTGATGTAAGGGACACAACCTTCACCATTGATGAAGGAAAGGTCGGTGAATTAGGTAAAGTAACAGGAGTAGATGAAGATGGAGACTCTATTAAATATTCTATCTCTAATACTGATGATTATAGCATCAGTTCTACTGGCACAATTACCTTGGTAAATCCATTTGATTATGAACAAAAGAAGTATGATACTTTGACTGTTTATGTAACAGATGGTGAATTTACTGATTCTGCCAAAGTTGTTGTAAAGGTCAATAATGTAAACGAAAACCCAGTATTACAACCAAACGATAGTTTGAAAGTTCCTGAAAATTGTAAGAATTGTATTGTTGGAATTATTACTGCAACAGACCCAGATGGTGATACAATTACTTACACTGTAAAGGAACCAGGATTTACTATTGATAGTGCTGGTGTTTTGAAATTGACAGACCCACTTGATTATGAAACTACAAAGGAAGTTCCTATCACAATAATTGCTAAGGACCCAAATGGCGGTTCTGATACAATGACTTATGTTGTAAAGGTTACTGATATTAATGAACCAGTACATACAAAGGACACTACTTGTACTGTAAAGGAAAATTATACTGGAAATGTATGTAAGATTACTGGTACAGATGAAGATAAAACACCTGTTAAATATATTGTAACAGATACAACAAATTATTCTATTGACTCCACAGGACAGTTAGTCATTAGAAATCCTATTGACTATGAAAAGAAAACTAAGGATACTGTGAAGGTAATTGTTACTGATGGTGAATTTAGTGATACAGCTACAGTAATTATTCGTGTTCTTGATGAAGATGAAATTCCAAAGATAAAAACTTGGGATGATGAAAAGCCAAAGGATACTGTAAAAACAAATGACCCAGACCATAAATTTGAATGGGAACTTTGTGAAGGTACTAAGTGTGTATCTGATAAAGAATTTCCGCATATCATAAAAGATACTACAATAAAGGTCTGTAATGCTAAAAAGACAAAATGTGACTCAATAGTTGTTTTGTTTAATGATAAACCACCAGTTGTTATCTTGACAAATACAAAGAGTACTGATGCTTTGATTGACTATATCACTATTGAAGAACAAGCTGACGATAAAATTTATGTCAATAAGAAGGACAATGAATTGACCGTTACTGTTCGTGATACTGTCAAGAAGACTGAAAAGAGATTTAACATAGAAGTTAAATTGGATACTTTACCAACAAAGGATATTAAAATCAAAGAATACAATTATTTGATTGATGAAAGTTTAGCACAATATACTCCTATTGGTGGTGGATTGGTAGAAGCTAAAGAAGTTATTAATGATAACGGTACTGTAATTACATTAACCAAGATTGTAGATAAAAACGGTGACCCTGTAGATACAACACAAACTGTTACTTATACAAAGAAGGTTAATGGCAAAGATGTAGTAATTTCATATAAGACAGATAATTTGACTGGTCAAAAGATTGGTGATTACGAAGTATCTTATATGATTGATAGCTGCACCAAGGTAACATACACAGTTGACGATAAAAAGAAGATTATGAAGAACAAAGAAGGAAATATTGCTTACACAATTACTTACGAATACACAGATGACTTTGGTAACAAAGCTAGTTCAAAGGTAGAAATTGTGTTTGATGATATTCCTCCAAAGGTTGAAATCATTAATCCTGATGGAAGTCAGACTTTCCATACAAATGCTATTCCTGTTAAATGGACTGTGAATGGTGAAGTTCAGGATACATTGACTTTACAGCGTCTTGAACAAGGTGTGAACTGGGTTATAAGACGATATGTAGATAAAGCAGGTAATGTCAGTGCTGATACTGTTATGGTTATGATGAGAGAAGCCAAGGCTATTGCTATTGAACTTGTAAATCCAGTCACAAAGGTAAATCAAGATAAGGTAGATTCGTTCTATTCTGAAAATAAGAAATTTGATAAACAGTATACAATTTCTATTTTGAAGGGTGACGAAAAGCCTGACCCAGTCGGTGTTGGATTGAAAGTAGATATTGCTTTACCTTCTGTATCACCAACAGGTGGTTTGGCTACTTTAGATGATATTGTGAAGAATGGAATGATACCAGTAGATGATAAAGGAAACATCGTTGGAGCGTCCACGAAGGGTATTCCTGTAGATGAATATGTGGAACAACATTGTACGGAAGACTTCCGCAGAGAATACAAGAAAAATGGCCTTAAGCTACCATTGTATGATGTTACATATAATCTACATTTATGGGTCTATACTACACAAGCTAACTATGTAAATGACTTCAACATAGAATACAAGCTAAACGATGAAGACGAGGTCTCTTCGGCAGGAACGGTTACTATGGTGATTGACTACATAGCTGACAGAGATGGTAATGTAAACGCCAAGAATGGTCACGCTTTGGGTACTGGTGCCTATATCACGAAATTGTTTAGTAAGTCCGTTGCTAAACACCGCTGTGATTATAAGAACCAAGTCAAGGGCGATAAAACTGTAAAGAAAGATGAAGATATGACTACATTCGGTTACAAGCGTCCCATAAAATAAGTTCTGATAAAAACAAAAAGTGAAGCCCGAGAGAAAATTCTCGGGCTTTTTCTATATTGTATGATGTAAATAGAAATGAATGGATAACTAAAATTTCATTTAAGTTTACAAACAACAAAAAAAGTGAAGGAAAAAATATAAGTCATATTTTATTTCTATATTTTGTTTTGTTGATAAATGATACAACATAAGTTAAACATTAACAAGGAGTAAATAAATTATGTTGAAGAATACATACGTACTAAATCCAAATGACCGTTCTACCACCTATCGTGTAACAAGTGACACAAAACAGTCACGCGGTCGCCGTCAAATTCAGTCCACCGAAGCCAAAAAGCTTCACAAGAATGTTCAGGTTGCTGAATCTAGTCTTGTAAAACTTTCTGATTGGGAAGCTCAGATCACTCTTAGTGCTGAACAGATCCTTCGCAATAAGAAGGCAATGACTGATGAACAGAGGGTAATTGTCGCTGTTGCACGTTCAATTAAGGAGTTCTACCTTTAATATGAATACAACTACCTGGCGTATTACAAAGTATAAGTGTGATGCAACTGGTAAGCCTTATGGTACTCCAATTCAGTCCTTGTGTTTTACACAAGAATTGATGGAGTCCTATAAGAATCCTAAGTTCGTTATACAAATTGAAGAAGAAGTAAGCACGAATAATTGGAAAGTAATTTGGACTGCTGAAAGAGGTTAATAAATGAGAGCAACAGGAAGTAAAGTTTTCGTTGAACAAGAAGAATACAAGTCTGACAGTGGTATCATAACCACATTGGCAAAGCAGGGTCTCGCTGTATTCAGAGTTGTTGCTGTTGGTCCTGGTGATTGGAATGTCTTCACCGGTGAACTAAAGCCAATGTCTGTAAAGGTTGGTGACCGTGTTGTTGCTGATGCTTCAGTAGCACCAGAGATTTGTATTACCAAAGGTCTTAAGAAACTTAAGTATCGTGTAATCGGCGAAAACGATATACAAATGATACTTGATGAAGACGAGGATGTTAGGTAATGCAATTACTTGATGATAAAATGCTATTGAAAAGTTTAATGGGTTATACCGCTGGTGGACTCATTATTCCTGGTATGGTTCAGATAGCTTATTCAATGTTTGAAGTAGTGGACCTTGGAAAAGGTCACTATGACAGACGCGTTGGAAAAGTTATGCCACTTCCTTATGGATTAAAAGTTGGTGACCGAGTACTCGTTAATGTTGGTGTATGTAAGCCACTTTACATTAATGGCGAAAAGTACTATACTTGCCCAAATGCTGAAGAAGCTATTTTGATACTTGACGAAGACGAAACAATATAATTTTGGAGAAGTATAAATGAGTAATAAGAAAATAATTGGTATAACAATTGGTTCTGTTGTTCTTTATACTTTCTTTTTATTTTGTATTGGATTGTTTGGAACAGCCCTTCAGAACTATGCCATAACTGGAGGCTTTTATGCCTTGAAGTATGGTTCAGTTCTATTGGGCTTCTTTATTACTGGCTATATGCCTTATCGCATAAACAAAGCTATGATGAAGAGAAAAGAGCTTAAGTACCAATTAGAATCTGAAAGAAAGATACAAGCTGCTGCACAAGCAGAAAAAGAAAAACAAGAGAAAATTCTTGAACAGATGTACATTAAAAATGAGGACGCAATATAATGGCACAAACTCTTGAAGAAGAAGTTAATGTCCCGAAACATTATCGCACTCACGAAAGTGGAATTGAAGCTATTGAAATTACAAGATATTTGCTTGGTGACCTTTCAAATGCTTGGAAATACGCTATGCGTTATGAAGACAAGAATACACCAAAAAAGGATATTAAGAAACTTTGTTGGTATTTGAAAGATTTTAAGGAACATTTCATTGATTTTAATAATGAATGTACAGCAAATGTTGAAGTTCCTTTATTTGTTCGTGACAAGATGATAAAGGTTATAGATACAGAGCCTGTTATCGTAATTCGTTCTGCTTTTGAACAGATTTATACTATCGTTATGGCTGGTGGACTTTTGTTCCCTAAAGCTTATGACAAGGTAATATCTGATTTGGAAGCATACGCTGACACACTAAATTAACACTTTTTATTGACAAATAGCAAATACATTGTTATATTGTAAATAAAAATTTACACATTAAAAATCGCTTTGCGAAGGAAATAATTAAATATGGATAAACTAACTATTACTTCTACAAAAATTCTTCCTATTGACAACGGTATTGGTGGTTGTGTTGCTATTGCACAGTTGACCTTTAATGACGCTTTCAAATTGACAGGTATTAAGCTTGTTGAAAAGAATGGAAAGAGAAATGTAGTGTACCCAAGAAATATGAGTAACAAGCAAAAGAAATCATACTTCTTCCCAGTTAATAAGGAAACAGCCGCTTATATTAGCGAAAGTTTGTGGGCAGATTACGATTCCGGTGTAACTGAAAGATAAGGAATAGAATGAAGAAGAGAAAGCCTTTGAAAACACCTAATGCTCAACTTCTTCCTTCTAAAAAGAAGGAGATGCTAAAGATAATGAATGACCCAAATAAGTTAAAAGAGGTCATGAATTTTATCCAAGCATCTTCTAATTTATTTGAAAAATCTAAAACTGTTAAGGCAACTACTATTTTGGATTGGGTAGAAAGATGTATTTTAATTTTACCCGACGATTTGGAAGACCGAGACAGTTTTATTCAAGCATTTAGAAACTTTACAGATACATATGGAGAAACTAAAGATGCCATTACAAATGAACGAAAAGATAGTGACAACGAATGAACTTGTTAGAACAGTAATTTGTTCTGTACTAGAAGACTTGGAAAATAACTTTGATAGTTATGCTGCATTATACACTAAAGATTTTGAAGAATACACTCCAGACGAGAAGGAAAAAATAGAACAGTGGAAATGTAAGATTTTCAACAAATTAAATCGTGTTCTGAAGAAACAGGGGCTTAAGGATAATGATTAAATTTGAAATTGGAAAATCATACAAAGACACAAATCGGTTTAGAATATACACTACTTAGTATTGACGAAAACTCCGTTGGTTCATTTCAATTCCGTAATGTTGTTCGTAAATTCAGAATCGTTAAGTATGCTCGGTGTTGAAGCTGCCGTAACTATGGATGGTGTGAAGTTTTTGAGCGGTAAAAAAGAATCTTATTATGACGAAGAAATAGACGGAATTAAAGGAGAAAAAGAAGTTTATTTCAACATCAATGGAGTATCATATGTCAATTTGTTTAAAAGACACAAAGAAGAAAAAGAAAACAGAAAATCCTAAACCTAAGCGTCCTACCAAGCCTGTGAAAGTAATTAAGGAACCAGACACAAAGGCCGATGTGGTTAAGAAAAATCAGGAGCTTTCTAATGAACAGATGGAAGCTCTTCAAGATGGTCCTGGTTCGGCACAAGCCCAACTTAATCCAATGATTATCCCAGATTTCTTTAACAACATTCGTAATAACTACTATGTTGCTAATAAGATTATTTGGCTTTGTGGATTTATTGAATGGCCTGTAATTACTGAAGTTATGCGTAGATTGAATTTCTATGATGATGGAACAAAGGACCCAATTACTTTGTATCTAGCTTCTCCAGGTGGTGAATGTGATGCTGGCTGGGCATTGATTGACTTAATGAATGAAATTAAGAAGCACGGAACTCCAATTCGCACAATTTGTGCTGGTTCTTGTTCCTCAATGGCAGCCGTTATTCTTGCCGCTGGTTCAAAGGGTGAAAGATATGCTTTCCCATCTTCCAGAATTATGATACATCAGGCAGGTATTGAATTGACCGGTGGTAAGCTTGACGATATTGCAAATACCACAAAGGAACTCCAATATTGGACTGATATTTCTGCTAAGTATTTGGCAAAGGTTACTGGAAAATCTGTTAAAGATGTTGAAAAGGAACTTTGCTATGACAACTATATGTCAGCTACTGAAGCTAAAAAGTTCGGTATTATTGACAAAGTAGATGTCTTTATGGCATAAGATGATTGAACTAGACGAAATAAAAAATAGACTCAAAAGAGAATATAACCTGCAAGGTAACACTTGCAGGGTTTCGTCAAGCTCAAAAACTTTAATGGAAAAGCTTACTGAAAAAATGATTGCTGACCCTGAACGAGTTGCTCAAATTGAAGAAGAAATTGGTCAGGGTGAAGAATTTAGAATTTATTTTGCAGATAAAGATAGTCTAAAAGATTTTATGGCTTTGCACGATGAAGATGTAGATAAATTCTATCGCATACTTCGTAAAGAAGAATTGTTTTTGAATACTTGTTTGAGAGCTTTTGGCTTTGGTAATGTTATTATTTCATTGGACCCTAATACGTTGCTAGCTTCATTTGAAGAATATGATGAAGACGAAGACGATGAATATAAATAATATACTTATGGATTTATATAATATGCAATTTCGTGATTTTATTAAACAAGACCCTCGTAAGGTTGTGGCTCAACCACAAGTTGAAGAACCAGAACTAGAAGAGGATTTAGAAGAAGATTATCAGGAACCGGTTAGAAAGCCAGTGAATAAAGTTCCAACCAAAAAATTCATTGAAGAAGATTATGAAGAACCTGATGAAGATTTGGAATATGAAACTGACGATGAAGAGTATTATGAAGAACCTGTGCAGCCGGTTCGTAAACCACAACCAAGACCTGTTCAGCGTCCTGTACAAAGACCTGTTCAAAGACCCGTCCAGCGTCCAGTACCACAAAGAGTTGTAAGACCACAGCGTCCAACCGCTGTTCAACAATATAAGTCTTATAACCCAGGTTATGCTATGCCAGATAGTCAATTTAGAAGACCTTTGGCTGTTTCTCAAAAACAGTTGCGAGAAACAACCATTGAAGGAACTGCTAATAGTTTGACTGAAGCAATTAAGCGTAAAGTTGATACTGTATTCTATCGTTTTGGTATTCAAGGTCTTGAAAAGTTAGACGAAAAGATTCTGGACACCATTGAAGAACTTCAATACCCAGAACAAAAGCTAGCAAGGAGACCATTAAAGGAAATGAGAAGAGCACCTGTTAGAAAAACTATCAAAAAACCAAGACCACTTCCATTGGAAGAAATAACACCTGTTCCTCAGCCTGTTTATGAAGAACCAGTATACGAAGAACAACCGGTCTACGAAGAACAGCCTTACGAAGAACCAGTTGTAGATGAAGTTGAAGAAATGGAACAGGTTGAAGAATTACCACCACCTCCACCACCAAAACCAAAACCAACAGTTGCAAGTCCAAAACCATCATTCTTACAACCAAAGAAAGAAGTTAAAAAGCCTGTAGTTGAAAGTACTGGTGACGATGATGAAGATTTAATCAATGCAGTAAAATCCATTGATTTTAGCGAAGGTAAAGAAGAACCAAAGCCTGTGATTAGTGACGAAGAAATGTGGGGAACTGTTGAAGCCATATTGGAAAGTAAACCACAGCAAGAGTTAGTACACGAACCACAGACTACGTCCTGTTTACCAACAATGCCACAACCAACCGAACAAACATCTGACCAGGAAACCCCTATTTCTGATGAAGAAACACCAACGGAACCTGTAAATGAAACGGTTGAACAACCAAAACCTAAAAAGAAACGCAAAAAACAAACTGAAGAGGTAGCAAAAACTAATGAAGAAAACTAAGAACTCAAATTTTGATACTGAGAAAAAAGAAAAAACAAATCCATCAGAAATAGTGGTGGAAGGCACAATTAATGAAGCCTATCCAAATGCTATGTTTGATGTCTTGTTGGATAACGGTCAAATGGTAAAATGCACCATTTGTGGAAAAATTCGTAAGAATAACATTCGCATTTTGCTGGGTGACCGTGTTCAAATAGGAATATCCATATATGATTTAACTAAGGGCCGTATACTTTATCGTTTAAAAGATACACCGAGGTAGTTATGGAAATACCAAAATACAGAAGTAACAGACGCTTATCTTGGGATGAAATCTGTGAAGAATTTCCTGATGTTGCGAACCAAATAGCAAGGGAAGACACTTGGAGATATTATGAACAAAAGCCAAATTTCGCTGAAGTTGATAATAAACTAATGGCTTGGGTTCCTGAAAAGGTTCGTGAAGGCAAGGAAGATGAACGTATTGATACTGTAATGCTAACAAAATGATTGTATTTTACTTAAATATGGGTGGGACTTTCTGTCCCACCTTTTTAAGTTCATAAATACAATATGAATGAAGTAGATAATGTTGTGAAACTATGGAAAAGATTGGCTGAGAGTTTGAATGACACAAACAGTCAACACGGATTACATAGACTTGTGAATAATGCTGAAATGTTAGCTGCATATATGGAAGCTAACGATGTTTTGGCAGAATCAAAGCAGTTAGTTCTGGATATGAACCACGCAAACAAGAAAATTGACCTTTCAACTCACAATAGAAGTGTGGATAATGCACTTGTTTTTGTTATATTGAAAGGACTTACAACATTACCTTCACAAACAAAAGCTTTTAGACTTGGTTTGATTGACAAGAATGGTAAACTTATTCGTAAACCAAAAACTGAAGCTGAACATCAGAGTATTAGTAACCTTGATTTATTGTTTTACAAATTAAGACAATGGTTATCACCCAGAATACAATACTTGTCAGGTATTAGCTGGATTAAAGGCTGTATGAATGATGTAAGAGCACAGAATTATTTTGGTAACTATGAAACCATCAGTAGACAATATGCTGTTCGTAAAATAAACGATGAGCTCTGGAAAATTTTACAACATTAAGGGGTATATATGAAGTTAAATGAAGCATTAGATGTTTTAAACGAAGCTGGTTATCTATGTGAAGTTAGAGGTAAAACTAATATTGAAGATTTTAATAAAATGAAATCTGATGTTAGTAATTTAACTCATATAGCTGGTTCAAATTTTGAATTTATGACAGGTAATGTCAAAGGTTCTGAAGAAGATAAAAGGTCCACAATGAGACTTGGTTGGCCTAAAAATGGTGCCTATACTTATGATACTGGAAGACCTGGATTTAGCCGTTATAGAAAAATTACACCAGAAAAGGCTATTGAACTTATTAAAAATGCCCAAGCAGAAATTGAAAAATTAGGTTATACAGTAGAATATAAAGATGATAATGCTTATATTTGGATGCCTAAATCTGACCTTGAACCAACTGAAGACGAAAGAGATATTACAATGTTCGGTATCTTTAATGATGGTGGTAACTGCTATTCTGCACACGATGAAGGTAATTGGTACTGGAGTGCTTCCGAAGGTGAAACTGCTGCTGAATTCCGTGCCAGATTGAAGAGAAGTGGTGAACGCAAAGCCCAACAGAATTATCGTGAATATGTAAAGAGCCCAACTTACGGAGTTAAAATCTTCAAGGATATTGAACAATTTAAGAAAGCTTGTGAAAAAGTTGGATTACACCCAAATTTGTCGGATTATCAATAATGCCTTGTCCAAACTGTACAGGATTTGAAAAGTTATATGGTTTTCATTTGGAAAAGAATGCTTACTATATGACCCAAGTAGATGAAGTCAAAAAATGTTGTCCTTCTAAAGTATATGTAACTGAAATAACAGCTATGGATGTAATATTTACTTGCGAAGGAAAAACATTTAGAATGAATAAAAAAGAATTTTATAAAAGTTCTTGGCGACTTTATGATAGTTTTTAAGAGGATAATATGGAATTAAACGAAGCAATAGAAACATTAAGAGAAAATGGTTTTATTCTTGAAGATGTTAGTCCAGATAATAAAATGATTTATCGTGGAAAAGCAACAAATCTTTATAGAGCCGCTGTATGTTGTCTTCAACACGATAACTATGCTCGTAGTAAGGACTTGTTAGCAGATGAAGTTGTAACCAACTGGCACAACTTGACTCCATTAATGACGAAAACAAGCGATAGTGGTCAAAAATATTTTAAGAACACTGTTTCTTCTTCACCAAATGCTTCATATTTTGAATTAACTAAGTTTGGTTATGAAATGTATAAGCAAGCTGCTGAATACCTTGGTGACAATATATTAGAATTTAAAACAAATGAAGAAAATAATGCAAAAATATTCCTTGATAAAGTAGTTCAAGTTTTGGAATTTTATAAGAAGGGTGAAGTACCTTATACCACTGCCAAAAATGCTGCTGAACAAATCCTCTATTATGGTAAGAAATGGGAGGAACAATAATGACTTTAGATGAAGCACTTGAAATCCTTGAAGGAGAAGGATACGAAGTGAAACTAATTGAAGAAGATTTTACTATGGGTGTTGGTGCTCCATTGGGTGCTGACCAAGGCATACCACACAGTATGCAAGGTTGTGCTGTACCTATGATGAGATTAGGTGACCCAGCACCTTATGGTAGAATACAAAGATTACCTGGTCCGCCACCAAGACACAGAATGAGATTACCTGTGATTGCTTATTTTGGTGGAACTAAATATAAACTCGTTCCAAGACGAAAACGAAAGAAAAAGAAGAAAAAATAATTATGGCTGAATACAAATATAAAACATATGTTGCTAATGATTTAGATTGGTCTGAAGAAGTAATTGATAAACTAGCTTCAAAATTTGATGATGATGATTTTATAGAACAATATGAAATTAAATCCGAACGAGATGTTGGAGATAATTCGGAATCATATAAGGTATATTATATCAAATTTGAAACTAAAGATTATGACGGTTATCAATTAAAACTTAATTATGGATATACACAGTGGAAATTAACAAATAATTCTGATTTCTTGGGTGAATATTATTCTGGCTTAGAAAGTGATTCAGATAATAATGATGATGTATATACTGTAAGTATAGATATTCAAGATTTATATGAATGGGTCATTGAACAAGTTAAAGAAAGAGAAGGCAAGGCAGAAATAACTGAAAAAGTAGATAATTTAGTAGAAATCGTTGAAGAATCGGCACCACAAGACAAAGTTAAAATTATTAAATATCTAATGAAAAAACTGAATGTATCTGTAGAAGATTTAGAATAAAAATAAAAATAAAAAATATTTTGAAGCCCTTTACCAAAAGGGCTTTTTTCATATATAATTTATATGAATCCTGATTTTGAAAATACAAATAAAATTATGAATGGTTATTGGTATACTTTCCACTTTCTAAGGGAAGAAGGTAGTGTTAAAGGTTATGATGAATATCCTTTAATCTATTGTATTCAGCCTGATGATACTGGATTTACTGATAAGCATTTAAATAATTTTTGGGCTTTGAATTTACACCATTTGAATTATCAAGATAGAGTAAATTTCATAATCGCTTTTGATAAAGTTACAAATTTTTTAGATGAAGATATTAGACGAATTACAACTCTTGACTTTTTGAAAAATCAAATATATCCTGGTTGTCAGGCCGGATTTAGACGATATAATAGAAAGCATATCTACAACTTGTATAGAATTAAAAACCAATGTGTTCCGAATTATTTGTCTTCAGATGGAAAAATTATGCTTAGTAATCCAGATGAAATGGTGAACAAATATCTTTTGGAAAAATCTTCAAATCAAACCACAGAATCAAGGAAGTAAATTTTGAATTACCAGCAAATTTATGATAAAATAATTAAACTTGCACAAGATGGTTATTATGACCGCTACACTTATTTTGAGAAACACCACATAATCCCTAGGAGTGAAGGTGGCTCCAATAAAAAGTCAAATAAAGTAAAATTACCTATGAAGGCTCACCACCTATGTCACCTTTTGCTTATTAAAATGGGTAGATGTTTGAAATACTGTTATTTTAATTATACTATCAAAGAATATGTTGATGCGAAAATGCTTGAAAAGAAAAAGAAGCATTTATTGCCACCAGAGTACATCATTGAGGAATTAAATGAAAGTATTGATTGAATATGTTGTAATTGGGAGAGAAAAGAAATATCCAGATGTAGCTTCCGAAGTCTATGTTCCTGATAATTGGACTGATGAACAAATTAAAACTTGGTTTGAAGAAAGACACCATAATGTCGGTCGGTAAAGGTGTAAAGGTTGTTCTTGTTGAACATTTATAAATACCATAGAGGTACATTTATGGATTTAATTGAAGCTAAACAAGTACTTAACGATAATGGTTATGTTTTGACCGAAACTCTTGAATACAACAAGAAGCTAATATACAAGCCAAAGGGAGGTTATGCCAAATTTGGTAAATATATTACTGAACTTGTACAAAAGAAGGGTAAAGTATTAATCGCAGATGCTCTTATAGCCGGTGTATTTGCTGGTAAAGTAAGTAACAGTGATATTTCTTGGGCTTTAGAAGGATATAATGCACTTGTTGCTAATCCCGATTTACACAAGTACGCCAATGATTCTTTTGATAAAAAAGCACTTGATAAAGTAAAACACCAATTATTTGAAAAAAATCGTTACGAAGCTAGAGGTATAGAAATTTTATCCTTCATTCGTTATGTGTATGATTTGTCTTGTAAAGACATTCATTTTGATGGTTCTGCAAAAGACTTCATTAAATTTTACAAAATGTATAACAAAAACCTTGAAGGTCACCAAGGATTGTTTAACTATGTTCAAGCTTGTCAAGTTCTTGAAATGAACGAACCTGAATATAAAGTCACAAAGACAAAACCTTTGAACCAGTCAACTATTGAATATGTTGGTTAAGACAACAGAAGAATAAAGGAGAATAATATAATATGGAAATGAATGAAGCTGTAAAAATTTTATATGAAAACGGATATAGATTAGAACCTAAAATCAATGAAAAATTAGCTGGTTCAACCGCAGAAAAATACGAAATTGATAAAATAAAAAAATATATGGAAAAACTAGGCTACTTATGGGATTTTAATGAACATTCTAATTATTTTGCATTTTGTGTTCCATATAAAGGACCGATTGTTTCAGGTAATTTAATTCCTTGGGCAGCATATGTGATAAGTAAAGATGGTAAATTCTATTTCGGTCGTTCATTGAAAGACTGGAAAAAAGATATGAGAACATTAGGTATAATCTAATTAAGTTTCATTTCCGTATAAATTAAAACCTGGAATTTGTTTTCCAGGTTTTTTCATATATACATAAACTATTGTGAGGTGATTTATGTTTAAGACAACAGAAGATATAAATGAAGAAATAAAGAATCAATTGGGTAGTTTGTGTTTTACAAACTATACACCCGATACTAATAGGAAAATAGAACAAGTATTCAAGGATATTGGTGTTAATGCTTTACCACAAAACTTGATATTGGAAGATGTACAATTCTTTGACCACAGCCTTAAAATTGAATATCAAGTTCAAAACCGTCATTTCACTTTAATTTTGGGTTGCAAATGATTTATAATGGTGATTGCTTAGAAATTATGAAAACGATAGAAGACCATTCAATAGATATGGTCTTGTGTGATTTGCCGTACGGCACAACTGCTTGTAAATGGGATGTAATTATACCATTTGATGAATTATGGAAAGAATACAACCGTCTAATAAAAGATGATGGTGCGATTGTTTTGTTTTCCAAAGAACCTTTTACATCATTACTAATAACAAGTAACATACAAATGTTCAAATATCGCTGGAATTGGTTAAAAGATACTAAGAGTAACTTTATGCAGGCTAATTACCAACCATTGAACAATGCTGAAGATATTTGTGTGTTCAGTAAAGGTTATGCTAGGGAAATAAAGGATAAAAC